GCCGAGATGCCCCAGCCCGCCGAGATGCCCTCGCCCGCCGAGATGCTCGAGCCCGCGAGCGCTCGGATCGAGCCTCGCACGAACAGGCGCTGGAACCAGACGACACCAAGGTCCTTGTCGATCTCAACGGAGGCCTCGATCGTGGTTGCTAGATCGAGCGTGCCGCTGTACTCAAGGCGGCCGTTCCGCTCCTCGAAGTCGGATCGAGTGAGTACGATCTTGTCCATGCGTCCCTCCTTCCGGGCGGCTCCCGACCCGCCGCACCTCGCAATGTCGCAATCAATCTACCATCCCTTTAGTTGTTTGTCAAGTGTGTTTTCGGCGTATTTCCGAACTATCTTGCAACTGCCCTAGAATCAAGACGTTGTAGAAAACAAGGGTTTCCGTTGTTTTTCTGCTTGACAAGCGCAACCGCGGCGGTTACAGTGTCGGTAGGAGGTTAGCCATGGCAGACGCAGCGAACGCCAAGGATCTTTCCACAGTGACGTGGCAGATCCGAAGGGAGACCGATGAAGGTCTCGCGGCCGAGGCGTCGGGGATCGGGATGTCGAAGGTGGCACTCGCGAGGCTGCTTCTTGACTTCGGGATCGCCCAGCTCAGGAAGGGGCACGTGAGGATTGTCAGCCGTTCGGGCATCCCGGCATCCGAGGACGTCCCGGAAGACTCCGAGAAAGAGGTTTTGATCGAGGGGAGTCCACCATTGGGCGGGCGGGGCGTTTCCACCGGCGCGGGTGAGCAGGATGATGCGATGGAACTTGTCCACAGGCGGACGGAACGAGCGACTGTCGCATAATCCATAGACGGTAAACTGGCCAAACTGAGCAAGTTAGGCGGTTTCTTTGAGGACCTACTTGTATCTGTCGGTTCACAGGACGGCTACCCAGCGGGCATCTTCTTCTCCATTCCGTTCCAGGAAGATCCGCGCTTCTGCCCACAACCGCCTGTCTGGGAGCCAGGGGCGGGGGCCGACGTAGAGACTGGGCTACGGAGGCGCCCCGCCCCGCCTGTTTCGAGGGGAGACGTTGAGCCGGAAGCGGATGCTCGATCCCGGAATCTGGACGGACGAGGGGTTCCTCGAGCTCTCCGTTTCCGCAAAGCTCTTTTTCATCGGCCTGATCTCCCACGCGGACGACTACGGCAGGGGCATCGCCTCGGAGAAGAGCCTAAAGGCCAAAATCTTTCCAGGTGCCTCACTTCCGACCGGTGAGATCGAGCGCTTCTGCGAGGAAGTCTCCGACCACATGAACGTCGCGTTCTACCAGGCCGATGACGGCTCCCGGTTCTATTCTCTAACCCATTGGAAACGCTACCAGAAGGTGGACCGTCCCTCCGACAGCATTATCCCGCCGCCGCCCCGTTCGTCGAGCGCTCGTCGATCACTCGTCGAACGTTCGTCGAGCGTTCGCCCTGAATTAGTAGAAGAGAAAGAAGAGAAACAAGAGAAGGGGGAGAAGGAGCAACCACCGTGCCAGCCGGCGGTGGATAACTCCCCCCCTGAAGAAAAAAAAACAGGGGAGGGGGAGCTCACGAAGACCCCCGCTGTCGGACGCCAGCCTGCCGAGCGGGAGGAGCCTCCCCCTCTCTGCCCGAACGCCCTCCCGGGGGGCGTGATCTGCATGAAGCGCCTGGTGTGGAGCCCGTCCAAGGACGAGTGGTTCTGCCCACGGGCCGACAAGGGCTGCGGCAGAGCTTACCCCGCGGCGGAGTGGGCCCGGAAGAACGGGACGGTGGTCCCCATCCGCCGGAAGCCCGCGGAGCCTTCCGTGAGCCCTGCTCTCGCGAAGGCACGCGACTGGCAGCGCCGCAAGGCGGAGGACCCTCGTGCCTTCGCACCGCCCGAAAACCTGCCTGATCCGTTTGCCAGGGGAACAGTCCCCACTCAAGCGGTTGACATATCGGACGATAACTCGATAAGCGAGGTCGGCAGATGAGCAAGGCGAAGCAGAAGCCCCCCTACATCCGCCGGCTCGACCGTGCCCTCCAGTCCTCGCGCTCCCCCTATCCACCGCCAGCGGTCTCTTCCGGCGACTACGATATCCACTGGGTTCTCGTCGAGGAGGACCCGACTTCCTCCGCCGACCGTGCCTTCCTCCGGGGCCGCTGGACGCCCGGGAAGTCCTACCGCGTTCGCGGCAGAATCGACAACCTCAACTCCTGGCGCCGCGATCTCATCCTGCTCCTCGGGGACGACTACGGGCGCCTCCACCACGTGCACATGGATCACGTTCGGGTGGTCGACGAGGACGAGGAGTGAAGGGGCTCACGGCTCGGCAGCGGGAGGTCTTGGCTTACCTCCACGGACAGATCCTGCATGGCGGCTACCCTCCGACCCTACGCGAGCTCGCCGACAAGTTCGGAGTCACCCGCTCGGCCGCGCTCGGCTACCTCACCGCGCTCGAACGCAAGGGCTACATCCGGCGCGAACGCCGCGTCGCACGAGGAATCCGCCTTGTCCAGTCGAGTGAGGTCCTGTGATTGCTGTGCCGCAACTGTCCGATGCGCGAGCAGTGTGAGGCGCTCTGCGACGATGTTCTCAAGGTCCTGTCGAAGCTCCGCCCGCTTCCGAACACGGTTCTGTTCGACGAGATCCCCTACAACCTGGCAGCCGCCGACGAGCGACACCTGCAGATCGGCGGCGTGAAACTCTCCGAGCCGCAGGGGGAGGCAATCCGCCTCTTGGTTGCCGGCTTCACGCTCGAGCAGATCGCCCGCTTCACCAACCGCTCTCCACGTGCCGTCCGCTCCATCCTCTACCGGGTCGTGACCAAGGTGCGTGCACAAAAGAGCGCCTAGCAACAGCTCTAACCCCGCGCCGAAACATCGCTTAACCAAGACGCCCTCCCGCCGAGCGGTAACGAACTCCGCTAAAGGGTAGAGGGGGTGAGTCCGTGTGGCGCGTCGAAGGACGAAACCAGACAGCAGGGCCGGTACCTCATGGACACCACGCCAGCGCAAGGCGCTTGAGATCGAGGCCGTTAACTTCGGCACCCAGCGGAAGACCCAGCAGCAGATTGCCGAGGAGGTCGGAGTCGCTCGATCGACACTCTGCTCCTGGCACGATCTGCCCGGTTGGGCTGAAGAACGGGCACGCCTCACCAACCTCATCTCCGACGAGTTCAGGCCGGCGGTTATCCGAGCCAACATCGAAAGCGCTCTTCTGCCCGGCGCTCAGGGTGCGGCGGACCGTCGGCTCTTCTTCCAGCTCCGCGGAGAGCTCAAGGAGAAGCACGAGGTGGAATTGAAAGACGAGCTCCGAGTGGTCGTGGACTGGAGATCGAGGGCGGGAGGCGGCGATGCAGAAGACGGTTGAGATCCGGATGCACCCGCACCCTGGGCAGGCACTCGTCCACGGGTGCCCGGCGCGCTTCAAGGTCGTCGCCTGCGGGAAGCGCTGGGGCAAGACCACACTGGGTTGTGGGGAGAGTGTCGACACCGGGTCGATCGGCGGCCGCGCCTGGTGGATCGCTCCGGACTACAAGCGTGCGCGTGAGGGCTGGGATCCAATCCGGGAGGTCTGCTCGTCCATCCCGGGCGTTCGGGTGAACCAGACGGAGCGCGACGTCTATCTACCGGGCGGCGGGCTTGTCCAGGTGCGGAGCGGCGACGACCCGAACACCCTCCGCGGTCCCGACCTCGACCTCGCGGTCTTCGACGAGGCAGCGTTTGCCCGTGAGCGCTGCTGGCATGTGGTACGCTCCGCACTCATGGACCGACTTGGGCGAGCGATCTTTTTCTCGACGCCGAACGGCCACAACTGGTTCTGGAAGCTCCACGTCTCCTCGACGCAGTGCTCAGGAGACTGTGCGGCGTGCCCGGTCCATCGCGGCGAGAGCGACTGGGCCGCGTTCAACTTCCCCTCCTCGTCGAACCCCTACCTATCGCGCCAAGAGATCGAGGACCTCGTCCGGGACATGCCGGAGCGCGTGAGGCTGCAAGAGGTCGAAGCCCAGTTCCTCGAGGACGGCGGATTGCTCTTCCGGAACGTGCGCGAGTCGGCGACGGCAACCAGGCAGGAGCGTGCGATCGAGGGGCATCAGTACGTGACCGGTGTCGACTGGGGGCGCACCGGCGACGCGACAGTCTTCACCACGATCAACAGCACGCTCCGTGAGCAGGTGCAGCTGGACCGGATGGTCCGCACGGACTACGAGCTCCAGCTGGTGCGGCTGCGTGCTCTCTGCGAGAGGTTCCGCGGCAGCGGCGATTCCCGCGGACGCTACCAGATCGTCGCCGAATCGAACGCGATGGGCCGCCCGATCGTCGAGAGACTCCGCAAGGAAGGGCTCCCTGTCTTTCCCTTCGAGACAACGCACGCGAGCAAGAAGGAAGCGGTTGACTCACTGGCGCTCGCGCTCGAGCGACGCGACCTGCAGATCCTCAACGATCCGATTCAGATCGCCGAGCTCCTCGCGTACCAGGCGACGCGCTTGCCGTCGGATCGCGAACGGTATGAAGCACCGGAAGGAATGCACGACGACTGTGTCATGGCCCTGATGATCGCCAACCTGATGAGCCGGCGCGTAAGGGCGGGAGTGTACTGATGGGCGTTGTAGCCGCGCTCCGATCGAGACGTGACCGCATGGTCGAGTCCGTTCACATGGGGATGTTCCGGTACCTGATACGCTCGAGCCGCTTCTCGGGGCTCCTCTACCAGGCCGCACGGAAGCGGACCGACAAGTCGATGGATCCCGAGGAGCAGCTGAAGACCTACGGCCAGGTGTACCAGGTCGTCTCGTGGGTCTACGCCGCGCTCTTCCAGATCGTGAGTCACGGGTCGGGTCTGCGGTGGTACCTGTACCGCCCGATCGACGGAGACGATCGCAACCGCAAGGAAGTCTCCGACCATCCCCTACTGCCGCTGTTCAAGGACCCGAATCCCGAGCAGTCATTCCAAGACCTCGTCGAGGAGACGCTCGGACACGCCGAGCTCCAGGGCTCGATGTACTGGGCGAAAGAGAAGGAGCAGTCGGTCGTCGTGAATCGCTTGTGGGGCCTCCGGCCCGATCGTGTGCGGCCGATCCCGGATCCGGAGACCAAGATCTCCGGGTACATCTACTCGGTCGAGTACGGCAAGGAAGTCACCTACGAGCGCGACGAGATCGTGCACTTCAAGTACTGGAACCCGATGAGCGACTACTTCGGGCAGGGTTCGCTCACCGCGCTCAAGTTCGCTCTCGTCCGCTTTCTCCGCATGGCCGAGTGGAACGCGAAGTACTTCGACATGGGGTCGGCTCCGGGCGGCGTGCTCGAGTTCCTCGAGGATCCCGGTCAGGAGCCCGAGGAGATCCGGCAGAAGTGGGAGGACCAGCACGCCGGCGCCGAGCGGAGGCACCGGCTCGGCATCGTGGTCCGTGGCAAGTACCAGCCGACCGAGAGATCGCCCAAGGACGCTGACTGGATCGAGGGCTCGAAGCAGACACGCGAGGAGATCCTCTCGGCCTTCGGCGTGCCGCCGTCTCTCGTCGGGCTCCTCGAGTACGCCAACTACGCGAACATGGACCAGCAGACGGAGATCTTCTGGGAGGGCATGAAGCCGCGGCTCCGGAAGATCTGCCAGGCCGTGCGCCGCGATCTCCTCCGCCCCTACGACCCGGAGCTCCGGCTGGGCTACGACCTCTCGGATGTGAAGGCTCTCCAGGACGACGAGAACGAGAAAGTGAAGCGTGCGGTGGAGCGCATCTCCCACGGGCTTGCCTCGCCGAACGAGATCCGGTCCGAGGAAGGGAAGGAGCCGTACGAGGGCGGGGACGAGTACTTCATGCCCATGGCCTTGCTCCCGATCGGCAGCTCCGCCGGCGAGTGGTGGAACCGTCCGACGCCGGAGGAGCAGAAGGAGATCGAGAAGGTCAAGTCGAAGGAGGCGAAGAAGCTTATCGACCCCGCGGAGCTCCTCGTCCGTGCCCCGACCGTCCGCCTCGAGATCGACCCGACGAAGTTCCTTCCGCCGATCGACCCGCACGCGAAGGGGCTTGCCGGCGATCTCCTCTCGTACCAGCTCGAGGCTGCCCAGTTCGGGCTCGACACGATCAAGATTCTCGGCTTCCCGCCGCCGCCCGGTTTCTCCGTCGCAACGGATCCTGCGATCGTCGACGCGATCGCCGAGTTCGGTCTGAACCGGTCGGAGTGGGTCGTCGAGTCCGACTTCAAGGAGCCAATCCGGAAGGCGCTCGAAGCGGGCATTGAAGCGCACGAGAACGTCACGCAGATCGGGACCCGCGTGCGGGACGCGATCGCCGACTTCAAGAAGAGCCGCTACTGGTCGGATCGGATCGCCCGGACGGAGATCGGGCAGTCCTCGAGCTACGGGCGCTTCCAGGGGATCCTCGTCTCCGACGCGCTCGCGACGAAGATGTGGCTCTCCGCACGGGACAAGAACACCCGGAAGAACCACCTGCTCGAGGACAGCGACTCCCACAAGGATCCGGTTCAGAAAGACAAGCCGTTCCGGATCATGAGCGGCATGGCGCCCGGGTGGACCGGGAAGGCGCACGAGGACATTCAGTGCCGGTGCGACCTTCTGCCGGGCCCGCCCAAGGACAAGAAGTCCGCCGGGTGGTGCAACCACCTGATGCAGTCCCGCGTGAGCTGGGACCGTGCGCTGAGCCGCATGTCGCCGCGGTACGTGCGGGTGATCCACAAGCACCTCGACCGCTACACGGCGGAGGTGCTGAAGAGGCTGAGGGGCGAGGGATGAGCGGGGATCTGAAAAAGAGCCCGATCACGTGGCGCGACCGTGTGGGGCCCGGTGTCTGGGACAAGGTCGTCGCAGGGGGGAGGAGTGGGACCGTGGACAACCAGGCATCGGCCGATCTGTCTCCGGAGGTCCTCGTCGGCAGAATCGCCGCGATGGAGCAGTTCCTCGCGAGGCGCGATTTCTTCCGCGACTTCCGTGCCGAGGTCGAGGAGGCGGACAAGAGCAAGGGCGTCATTCAGTCGATCATCTCGGACGACTCGACGGACTACTACGGCACCGTGATCGCCCCGGGCGCCTTCGAGGACAGCCTGCCGCGGTTCCGGGACAAGGGCGTGGTGCTGTGGATGCACGGGATCGAGCTGCTCCGCGGCCACAAGCCGGTCGGGAACCCGGTGGACGGCTACCCGCAGTACGTCGGGAAGGGGAAGCGGCTCCTCCGGGCACGGACGAAGTTCGACATGCTCGATCCGTTCGCCTCGGAGGTCTTCCGGATGTACCGGGACGGCGTGATGAAGGACTGGTCCGTCGGGTTCCGGATCCCGAAGGACGGCTGGGCCGAGGAGCCGATCCGCGAGGATCAGACGAGCATCACGATCTGGACGGCGACGCTCACCGAGTACAGCGCCGTGCACGTCGGGGCCAACCCGAACGTCGAGACGGAGAAGATTCAGGGCCTCGTGCGGATCGCTCTTGGCGGCTCGCCGGCACCGCCCCCGCTGACGTTCGAGCTTGACGACGAGGACGAGGAGCTCCGCGGTGCCCTGAAGCCCCACAAGACCGACCTCGCGCCGGAAGACACCCCATGGCGCCTCACGACCAAGGAACAGAACGAGCTCCCCAACGAGGCGTTCTCTTGGATCGACAAGGACTACCTGAGCGGGAAGTCCGAGGACAAGAGTCTCCGGAAGCTCCCGCATCACACGAAAGACATGAAGTGCGTCTGGCGTGCCGTGGCCGCGGCCATGGCGGTGCTCCGCGGTGCCCGCGGCGGGGCGAATATCCCCGACAAGGACCGTGCTGCCGTCTACCGCCACCTCGCCGGGCACTACAAGCAGTTCGACAAGGAGGTTCCTCCACCGCCCGGACAGAAGGCCGCGGACGAAGAGGAGCCCAGCGAGCGTGAGCTCGAGGAAGTCATGGGCCGGGAGATCGGGCCGACGGGTGGTGACTCGATGGGACGGGTGGTGGTGCCCGCTCCCGACCCTGCTCTTACGAATGAGCTCGCACGGTTGCGGGCCGAGATCGAGGAGGTTGCACGGAGAGCACGAGAGCTTGAAATCGACCGTACGACGACGCGCAAGGCCGCGGATCTGATCGAAAGACTGGTGGTGACGTACGGAGGGAAGCGGTGAAGTACTTCGATGAGGCCGCGAACGGCGGAACGACGAGCGAGCAGACGCAGAAGAAGCCGCCCGTCGAAGCCGGGACCGCGGTCTTGGATCCGACGACCGAGCAGCTCCATGCGATCGGGAAGCTCCTTCACGACGTGAAGGACGTTCTGAAGCGCGGGGAGGACCAGAACAAGACGAAGGACGAGGTCGAGGCCGAGGCGATGCGCCTGCTCAACTCGGCGATCAAGACGCAGGCCGAGACCCCCCGCAAGATGGTGTTCCCGTCCGGGCAGAGCGGCGAGCTCCGCCAGCTCTGCGCCGGCCGCACCGTTGAGGAGGTGTACAACCTCCCGACCGACAACAAGCAGATCCGTGAGTGGCAGGAGCTCGGCTCGCGCCTCGCGATCCAGCACCTGATCCACGGAAGCCCGCAGAGGGCTCACCGGACGAACTACTACGAGCGCGGAGGCTACCGGACGCTCAAGGCACATCAGCGTTTCCTCTCGCTCTCGAAGGAGCTCGACAAGGCGGTGCGTGCCGCGGACTCGACGAAGCCGTGGAACATCACGACCGCCGGACAGGGCTTGGAGTTTGTTCCGTCGGATCTTGCGAACACGTGGCTGGAGCCCTACAGGCTGAAACTGGCCGTCGCCGCGCTGTTCCGTGAGATCCCCATGCCGACGAACCCGTTCGACATCCCGGTTCTCACGACGAGGGTGCAGGCTCTGAAGCGCACCGAAGTCGCCGCGAAGCCGACCAGCGTCTACTCGGAGATCACTCTGACGAATCAGGGCACCTCGAAGAGGACCCTCACGGCCGTCGGGTACTACATGGTGTCGATGATCTCCTCGTACGCCGAGGAGGATGCGATCGACGCGGTGATGGACCTGATCCGTGACGACCTCGGTCGTGGCATGGTCGACGCGCTCGAGAACGGGATCCTCAACGGCGACACCGCTGGTACGCACCAGGATGCCGACGTGACCGCCGCGACCGACATCCGCACCTGTTGGCTCGGGCTCCGGGCCTACTGCGCGGACATGGAGGCTGCCGGGAACAACGGCACGTCGGTGCTCAACGGCAACATGTCCGTCGCTGGTCTCCAGGCGGCGCGTGCCGCGATCGGGAAGTTCGGAGTCATCCCGCAGGAGTGTGCCTGCATCATCTCGCCCATGTCGTACCTGAAGCTCATCAAGGACACGAACGTGGCGACGGTCGACAAGTTCGGCCCGGCCGCGACCATCCTTCAGGGCGAGCTGGCGAAGTGCGAGGGCATCCCGATCATCGTATCCGAGTGGCAGCGCGAGGACATCGACAACGAGGGTTACTACGTGGACGGCGTCGACGACGTCAGCACGGCGATCCTCGTCAACCGCATGGCGGGCTTTTGGGGAACGAAGGGGGGCATCGCCCTCGAGACGTTCCACGACCCGCTGAACAAGGCCGACACGCTCATCGCCGATGCGCGCAGGGCCTGGACGTGGCACGAGGACGCTGCGGCTGCCTCGTCCAAGTACATCCACTGCCTCATCAAGGTGACGCTGGCCTAGTGAGGCGATGTGAGTCTGTGGGGGAGGGGCTTCGGTCCCTCCCCCATGAGAAGGGAAGAGCGATGCAACGGAAGAAGAAGGCGGCCAAGGACCCCGGCGACGGACCGGCCCCCGCAAAGGTCGGGGCCCCGAAGTACGTGCGCTTCATTCGGAACTTCCGGGGCGTCGGGTTCTCGGCGAAGGCCGGGAGAGTGAAGACCGTCGAGGAGTGCGGGGACTTCCTCGAGGACATTTTGCAGATGGGCTACGGCGTGGAGACCGACAGCCCGGAGGAGGTCGCGCCTCGGGCAGCTGGGGCGTCAACGGATCCGCAGAACCATCCGGAGGCGGGCGATCCGCGCTACAGCGGACTGCGGAGGGGAGGAGGACCGCAGTGAAGAGGCGGTGGATGCTCTATCGGGCTGGCGCCGTTCTGGTTGCTCTCGCCGTAGTCTGGATCGTCTCCGGGGTGTCGGTGGAGAAGGTCGCTGCGACGAGCAGCTACACGCCGAACGAAGCGCTCAATCGGATCCTGGACGAGCTGCTGACGACTCCGGCTGACACGACGGTGGCCAGGGACACCACGTCCCTGGCCCTTCCGAAGCCGAGCGGATGCGACATACTCGACACGCTCGTGGTCCCAGACACGACGGCACGGGACAGCTCGTTCATCACGACGGACACGGCGTCTGTGGACACGGTGGCCTTCACCGAGACGATGCCGACATGCTGCCACGAGCTCGACACGCTGGTGGTTGTGACCGATTCCTTCTGGGTCTGCACGGACACGGCCTACGTGGACACGATCTCCTTTGGGAGTCCGCCGCGCCGGGCCCCGGTTCCCACGTGCTACGACGTCTTGGACACGCTGATTGAGTACACCATCGACCTCGACAGCTTCCATGTGTGTACGGACACCGTGATCACTCCGGAATATGTTGGGGTTGTCCCGTCTGTGCTACGTGCGATCGAAAGCGGCGGTTCGGGCAAGGTGGCCTATGACTTCGCGGCTCTGGACGCCGACTCGACGACGTGGGTCTCGCCTCCGGAGAAGTGCGGCATGTTCGGGTGGGACCTCATTCGGTTCACAGCCGCCGACGGTCCGTGCTCGCTGTTCCTCTGCAGCACCCTGAATGCGACGGACACGGTCTGCGTGGACACGCTTGTGGTCCCGTTTCCTGGAATGAACATGGGGGCACAGGGATCCTTCGTCCCGCTTCCCGTGCTCTTGCCGCTCGAACTTGAGGGGTTCGGGGTCGCGACCGCAGAGAGCCTTTCCTACCTACGGATCTTCTGGCTCCCGAAACGAGGTGGTTCGTAGATGAAGCCGCGCCTCTCCACGATCGTCGCCGTGGTCTTCTCCGTCGCGTGGGCTTGTCCTGCCCAGGCCGGGAGCGACTACGTGCTCATCACGGGCTACGAGGGCGGCTACGGGCAGTGGTCAGGGAAGGTCGTCACCGGAACCGGGACTCTTTGCGACACGTCTTTGACTGTGAAGTACAGGGGGACCCGGGCTGCCAGACATCGGTGCGGATCGACGGACGGCACGAGCGCGGCGCTCCTCAAGCCGGACCGAAGCTCCTTCGTGAGCCTCTCGTATTGGTCCAACACGAACCGCATTGTCGGCTCAGGGGCCTATCGTCATCCCGTGCAGCTCATCCAGTCGTCTCGCACGTCTGGGATCGGACTGTTCTCCACAACTCAGTGGCATTATGCAGCATCCTCCGATTCGTTCCAGCTTGGCTGGACGGCTCGCGACGACATAGGGGGCTATCCGACCACGAATGGGGGCATCTACCCGAAAAAGGAGTGGATCCGCTACGAGATTGAGATGTATCAGTCGGCACACGGATGGATTCGCTTCAAGGTGAACGGCGAAACGCTCTACGATGCGCCGGCGATCCTCGACACATCATATGTCGACAGTGTGCTGGTGGGGTGGATTGCGGACGCCTCGTTCGGCGACATCGACACCGGCACCGTGTACTACGACGACGTCGTGTACAGCACGGTCCATTATCCTGCGCCCCAGACTAGGATCTTTGAGGCACACGCAGATCCAGGCGGCCTCTCCGAATGGTGGGGCGCCAACATCACGGGGACCGGGAACATCCTGAGAGACTCGCTTCTAACATCGTTCTCGGGCACGAGGGCGCTCGTGGCGGTACCCAGCGTGGCAGGCTGGATGACAGTTAAACAG